ACTAACCTATCGTTTAGTTGTAGGCTTGTCAGTAAACTTGTAGGAAGATTCGCCTTAATTGTGGTAAGTCGGTTTTTTGGATTAAACAAATTCGTCAAGTACGGAAAATAATACGTTCGGAACATTGATTGGTTAATAACTTGCAACCAATAGGTAGAAGTTTCGGGGGCAAAGTTCAAGGAGTAATCAATTCCTAAAACTTGCAAGTCTTGACCAAACATTACATAGTCGGGGTTGGTAACGTTTCCCGTTCCATCTGTGTAATGGATATGGTGCGGTAAAGTAACAGACCCAAATTTGTAAAGTAAACAAGGTTTAGGAATATAAGGCGCAAACGCACTATCTAACGAATAGCCTACTTGAAGTCCCGTTGGGTTTCCTAACTCGAAGAATTGATTAAATAGTAGATTCTCAAAAGGAAGTTCTACGTTAAATTCTCCCCCGTCGTATGGGTATTGGTATTCCGTGTTTCCGTATTCTCGTAAGGCTTGGTCGAAAAACGCTTTGTTCATAAAGCTATTTGACTGTTGATACCTAAAAGCTATTTTCTTGTATAACTTTACGCGGTCTATTCCTATTTCGGTTTTGTCCGTGAATTTAGTTATGTCGATAATTGCACCCGCGGAATACCAATCGTCCAACGGTATAACTTCGTAAGTGTTTGGCGCAGTACCATAGCAAGTTAGGTTATATTCCTTTAGGATTCCCGAAACAAAATCTTGTACCTTCATAGTAGGCGCTAACCAAGCAAGGTTAGTCGTAGCGCTTGTAGTTATGGTGTTAGTTGAATAGTCGACAAAGTCATTATAACTTACAGAACTAATAACATAATCAACTGAATACGTCAATAAAAAATCAATGCTTAAACCAACGTCGCTTCGAAGCTGAAAGGTGTATACGTCGTTTAATCCTTGAACGTTTGGAATCGCCACCAAGTTTCCGTTAGTATTATATCCTAATCCATTCCAAGTTGCATAAAGAGTACCATTCTGATAAACATCTATATAAAATGGAATTGTAGGATTTGAGTTGTTTGATATAAATAAATAAACATTATGAAAACTAACGCCCGACAAAAAGTTTAAAGTTACCGTACTATTTAAGATGTCAACGTAAGGAATAAGATTATAAATTCCGTGACCACCCCCACCGACAAAACTATTTAAAGTGATATTTTCGGGTTGGCTTGTAAAGGCAAAGTTATTTCGGTTCTTAAACCAAAGGTAAGATTGCGTAAACTTCGGGTCGCTTAAAAAAGTACCCGTAAAATTTACTCCGTATCTATTTTCAATTAAATTAAATATCGAAGCTACCCTAACGGCAGGGAATAGTTCTCTGTAGTCTATTGCCCCTTGGTTCGTCCTTATGTCGTTAGTGTTCATAGGAATATTAACAAAAGGTAACCAATTAGGAAGGGTTGCAGTTGGTTGAACTGCGCCGTATTCCCAAATACGATTCGAAGTAATTAGCGGGTAACATACGTCCCAATCGATAGCCCCGTTAGTTACTCTTTGGTAGACTTCTGCAAAACTATAGGTATGGTTTATTGGGGTGTAGTCAAGGTCGCTTAAAAGGTCTTCACCTACAAGGTCTTTAAGGGTTGTAACGTCTCCATAAAAAGTAATCGTATAGGAGTCGGGTTGCCCGTTTTTTAATTGGCTCTTTTCCATTTGAATTTTGCCCCTACGAAAAAAAGTCATATCTATTTCTATGTACCCGTCTAAACGTTCTTGGTAGTTAATAGAACTATTTAGCGCGTTTTCGTAGAAGTATTCCCAAATAGCGTTATTCTTTGGGCTTGTAGGAATCGTAAACGACTGCGAAAAGTCGGTAAACGTTTTGCTTATGTCTTGTATGTTTTGAATCGTAGAAGTTACTTCTATTACTTCGTCGTTAAATAGGTCAAGTTGTTGACCTTCTACAAAAACCCTTACTTGTCTTTTCATTAGATAACGTTATTAATTAAGTCGTTACTTTGCTCGAACTCCAAAACGTAATTTATCATATGGTTATTAATGCTCTTTTGCTTGTCGATTGATTTCGTCTTTAGTTTGACCGGTTCGTTATTTAGTAAGATTCTTTCGCTTAACATTAATTGCTGAAGATTAGAAGAAAAGGATTCGTCTACCCAACCCGTGTTAACTCGGTAGCTAATTATTCCGTTCGTGTTGAAGGTTTGTCTTTGGTTGGCTTGGGTGTCCCAACTTCCAAACAATCCCATTTCTTGCATTAAATTAAACTCGGTTGTAGAAGTTTCCAAACTTTCGTAAGATGCCTTGAAGAAAAACTCCCTTTGCCAAGCCCCGTACATATTAATGAAGTCCACTACTTGAACATCGTATTTACATTCTTCGATTGGATTAAAAGTAGCAGTCCAAAGTAATTGCGCTCCGTTAAATATTTCTACCTTGTTTCCCGTAAGATAATAACTTGGTCGAACTCGGTAAAGATTGTACATAGAATTTCCACCCGTAATTGAATACTGCCAAAACAAACCCGTTTGTAACTGCGTATACTTAACCGTCCAATGGGTTTCTAAATATGCCGTAAAAGTCCCCGCCCTTTGTAATTGATTTAATAACGGGTTATTATTTGCATCGCTCCAAAAGTAATAGTCTTTTTTGTCAAGGTGTACGGGCATTGTAAATATATGGCTTGGGTTGTAACCTTGCGAATAATACCCGAAGCCATCGTATGCCCAATAGGTTGTAGTTCCTAAAAGTACATAGGATTGCGTAAAGGGGTCTAACCAATATTCTTTAACGTCTACTAATATGTATTCGTTTACGTTTAGTAAACCTTCATCTGTGGCGTAGTTATTATTAAAAGTCGTGTGTTCTATGTACTCCAATAGGTATGGGGAAATATTGTAAAGGGTTTGGGTGTTGTTACTTGCAGGAATCAGTTTCTCCAACGTGTAACTTGGTGCTATTGGGGGCGGGTTTCCATTTTGGTATATGTAAAGTTCAACCTTGCTACCTTCTTGGGTAGGTTGGTTAATTTCCACTATAAATGGGCTTCGTGCAAATATTCTGTTAATCGCCATAATTCTTAAAGTTTTCTTTCATTATTGTGTCAAATAATTCTTCGGCTTCTAATCCGTAAAGTTCTACCATTTCGTCGGGTAGGTTTTTAAATGCTTCTTCAAAAGGTCGTGTAAAAAACATACTTGGTTTTATACCGCGATTCCAAATTGACCTTATTATAAAAGTGGCAGTCATATCGTAACTAATAAACTTTCCTCGCTTGTCGCGGAACTTTATTCCCTTACGTTTAACCCATTCTTTTATGCCTTTGGTTAACCCGCCTTTTATTCCCGTTCCCGTGCCAAATTGGAAGTCGCTTAAACTACGTCCCGACTTGACACCCCTAACCCCGCGGTCTTGGTAAAAACCGTATTCTAACATCTCGAAGTAAAGGGTTATCGAATTGGGGTTAACGGCTACTTCACCTTCTAAACTCTGTTGAAGACTACCCGTACTATTTTTCGTGGAAAGGTTATTTCGCGCTTCTTGTATAACGTGGTCGCGGAATATTTTTAACGCTTCTAATTGCCGTTCCTTTTCCATTAACAGATAGTCATTTCGTTAGGGAAGTCTACGTTAAAAGTCATAGCCCACCCCGCCAAGTAGTTTTCAAATCGTTCTATAAATGGTTCGCAGTTAGGCGCTCCGTTTAGTTGGTATAAATCGTCCCAAATGTTTCCGTGTTTTAGCATTTCAAAACATCGGTTAAGTATTGCTAACTGAGTGTTTAAAACGTCTATTTCGTTGTCTGATGTTTCAAATTTGCCCGTAGGTTCTTCCTTGCGTTGGCTTACGTTATCCATTGCGAGAATAGTAACCGACGCGCTAATAACATTGTCGTTAAAGTTTACATTATTTACCATTACGTGAACCAATGGGAAGATATTTTGTTTGCCTAAATCCACGTTAAAAATTGATCCTTGCGTTATTGTGTTAACCAAAGGGTCGTTAGTGAAGTGTGTTTTAAGTGTGTCAAGTAAAGAATAGTAACCTGTCATAATTTAGCCTTTTTAATTTCCATTAGTTCAATTTCGTTTTTCTCTGATTCAAAAGTTAGATAGGTGAGACATTTATGTAGTTTATATTTTGTAACTTCGTCATATTTTGTAATATCTCCTTTAGCGAGTCCGTAAATTGAACTATACCACCCCCACTTTTTACCAAATTGAGTTCTTGCGCTAAAGTCTGAAACTCTTTCTCGTTCGTCTTCAGTTCGTTCGTCAAATAGTCGAGGGTAGCGTTTAATAACTCGCTTCCTAAACTCCAAAAAAAAACCGAAGCGGAAATAGCTACGTCCATAGGTGCGAACTTCATACCTTCGCTAAATGCAGCCGCTCCCGTGTATTCCATAATTTCGTACTTGTCTTCTTTACGAATTGTAATTGGTCGATACATTACTGCCATTGCTTTGTGGAAATCTTCCCACTTCGATAGATAGTTTTCAAGGTCTACATATTCCCCGAAGGTTATATTTTCAAGATTAGGAATAAATCCAAATTCTACGTCTCCGATTTTAAAGGTCGGTTTAAACTTTGGTTTCTCTTTAAAGATTTTTGTAAAGTGTACGATTAGTTCGTTAACCGAAGTTACCTTTAGTTTGACTACGTCTTTTAGTTGCAACCCGCAAAATATTTCTACCATTTTCTGCGCTATAAACTCTTGGTCGTTAGAAGTTGCTTGTAGCTTCAAAAATTCTTGGTAGTGACATAATGGAATTTCACTAATTGAACTTGGTACATAAATGTCTACCTTCATATTATTATAATTAAGATTTCGTGTTTTTGTAATTCAGTACATATTCGTGCGCTCGTACAAGCATTTCGAAGTGTTGGGGAAAACGTGCCATATTATTGAAGACTATTTTAACCTGCTTACCCGTACGTTCATATATGTACGATTCTACCCGCGCAATCATTACTTGTAGGTCGTTCGTATTACCGTACTGCATAACTCCCGTAATATGAACCTAACCCTAACGTTTCCATTTCGTGGTAACGCCAAGCATCTATGGCGTGGTTATTAAAATCGATTGGTTTGTTTAGGCGTTTACCTTGCTTGTCCGTGTCCCAAATGTACGAGCGCAATTCTTTGATTAAATTACTGCTGTTTGACGTTACTAAGTATTCGTTACGTTGGATAACATCTATTCCGTAGTTTATTGAATCCTTACCTTTGGTAACTCCTTTAATCGTAATTCCGTATCTTCTTATTTCATCTATTGATTTAGGTTCGGAACTATCCGCGTAAACCACTACGTTTTTTGGTAAGAGTTTAGCTATGTCGCTATTTAGCAACCCCGTTTGGTAGGCTAACTCGTTTACTATTCGTTGCCCGTTGTAATTGTATATTTCAATTATTGCGGTCGGGTCGTTTGTATATCCAAAGTCCAACCCTAATCCAATTAGCTTGGCTTCCTTTGGTATAGTGTCAATCTGTTTCCAATTACTGAATACAACCCCTTCTAACATACCCAACTGACCTTCGCCGTAGACCTTCCACCAATTAGCCCAATAGGTAGACGTCTTGGCTTTCTCGCGGTTCTTTTCTATTTGGTCTATAATTGATTGGTCTAAGGCTTCGTTATCCTTGTACGTTAAAATTAAAAAGTCGGAATCGGATTCGTCTTTTAGTTCCGTGTGAACCCAAAATTCGTTAGCAGGGTTGAAGTCTAAATAAACTTCTTTCCGTGTACGAATAGCAAGTTCGTTGTAGGCATCAAATGTAATATTGTTACATTCGTTAATATATAAGATGTCCCTTCGCGCTCCACGTAGTTTGCTCGAATCGTCTGCGGAAAAAAATTCTATAACACTTCCGTTGGCGAACTCGTAACGAAGTAGCGACCTATTAAAACGTTCTTCGAAATACCTACCCGTTGATTTCATTATTTTTAGAAAGTCCCGTAGCGCACCCCTTCGTAAATGGGGTATTGTTTCTGCGACTATTGATATTTCCAATCCTTCTACCTTGGCTGCCTTGTCAATTAATACGGGAATTATTCCGAAGGTCTTACCCGCCGAAGTTCCCCCTTGGATAATCTTAACCCTTTTTTTAAGATTCAGTATCTTTCGAATCGCCGTCGTTTTCTGAAACATCGGGGAATAATGGTTGTTCTACGTTGGTAATTTCTTTCTTGTCGCTTAATCCTAATTTACGTGCAATTAGGTTAGGGCTAAACAATCCTACTGCCGCCCCGTTAAAGTTGTTTACAAAGCAATTTTTTCTTATACGTGTTATGATGGTAGAAAAACGCTTGTATCTTCCCCTCTGATTACTCGCATAGCTTCCAAGGTCTTGTATTATGTCCCTATCGGCTAAATAGCATTCGAAGCCTTCAAAGGTTATTGGTACGCTTAAAGGCTTGTATTCTTCCCTTCCTTCTTTACCTACGTATTCTACTTTGTACATAGGTGAATTTCGGGCGTATTCTACATAGTCTAAAAAGTATTGCCAAAGTTCTTCGGGTGTGTTTATCTTTGTGCTTCCTAAAGGTCTTCCCATTTTGATTCGTGTTTTGATAGTTTAGATTCTTCAAAGGTAGACGAACAAACCGCTAAACGTTGGTCGGTTTCGGGAAATTCATTTACCATTGTGTCATCTGACATACATCGCATAACAAACTCCTTTTTATTCTCCTTCGGTGTTGGCTTCGGTATCGGCATCTTTTTCTTCTTTGTAAACTGCGTAAAGTGTATTCAATTTATTAACGATTTCACGGAGACAAGAACCACATTGGGTAGGTTGTTGTTTTTCGTGTAGAACCCTATTGTATATTTTTAAGATTTCTCTTTGTTCGCTTGGGCTAACGCTACTTCGGTTTCGGTTGTAGAATTTGTCCAAAAAGTTGTATTCGTCTTCCGTTAGGCATTCAGGTTTCTTGTATCGCCAAAGTTCGTTTAACTTTTGCTTACGTTCTTCGCATCCGCAATCTTCGCCTAAAATCCATTTTGCTACCTTTGCGACTCCCGTAACTTCTAATATGTTTTCTACGGTGTCTCCGAGTCCTTCGGCTTGTTTCTTTTTTCGTGCCATAATTTAGTTTTTATATGTTAATACTTGTTCTTTAGTTCCTAAAATAATTGTATCGTCGGTTAGGGTTTCGGTTTTAATTACTTCTAACCCGTGGTGTTCTTTTGGGTAAATCGTATATTCTTTCGACAACCAAAACTTTACTTTTATTTCTTTTAAGGCTTGGGAACTCCAACCCGTTTTTTTTATCATTTCAGTAAGTACCCTTCTCTTTGCTTTCATTTTTTTTAAAATATTCTTGGCTTAATTCAAATAAATCATTTTTTAATATTTCATTTTCTTTTTTTAAATCGTGATAATCATCGTAAAGTTTTTGATATTTATCGTACCATTCGTGCGCTCTTATTTTGCGCTCCTTTAATTCTTTGTTTAATACTTTTAAAACGTGTTTCATAACGTTATTTTATTAATTCAAAATCCGTGTTTTTGTAATCTTCGTATTCTTCGCCAACGGCTTCTCTTATCTTTGCCTTGCAGTTTTTTAACGTGTTGAAAATCGAACTGCTCGA